GGTCGTGAAGGTCGCGGCAATTCAGGAGCAGATTATTCCAAGATTAAAGAGAATGTAGATCCTAAGCCACCAGCTGGTGCATCAAATAGCTATGAGAAGATCAGAGAAAAGATCGATCGTCATGATTCTGCATCGCTAGCTAAAAGACCCTACACTCGCGAAAAGATGATGAATAAATAAATATATGAGGTGGCTGCTTATCCTTTGGCGGTCGTCTCATTTTTTTGAGGTAATATGGCACGAATCAAAATCATTGCAGAACAGAAGAAACCATTTGTACCATCTAATAAGAATTTAAGCGATACAAGGCCAAGGTTTACGCCTCCAGGTGGAAAGCCTCCATTGCCATTGCAAGAGTCTTATAATCGTCAAGGTACTGATGGTGCGCCAGCAAGTAAGAAAAATGTTGGGTAAAAATAAGATAAAAATATATCTTGATAGCCCCGCAAGGTGGTTAGAACTATAAAAAAGTAACATAATATATGTTATCAGACGTTATATTTAGGTGATTTAATGACCATGATACCTCCCAAGATCAAGAAGCTACCAGGACTTAGGAAGCCTAATCCTCAGTATATTCAGAAGCCTGAGCAAGGTTCTGTTATATCTAATAAAGGTGGTTTCGTAGGCACTTCTAAGATGGTTAGATAATGGTCAAAGGATCAACAAAGACTTATGGTGAGTTAATGGTTGAAGCAGCAGCTTTAACTACTCCACAGGAAGTCGGAGAAACATCACAAGCTTTGATGGATCGATTTAAAGACATCATTGAAGATGCAGTACAAAAAAATCATGAGAAAGGCGTTCGCGGTAAATATTATATCCATATATGGATACAAAAGGAACCTTATGCTCAAAATGCTCTTAGAATATACCCACAATGTCGTAGAACGCGCCCGAGTCCTTATCAAGGACATGATCACTATCTTTGGTCGGTCGAAGATGGAGGATTAATTAAGTTTCAATGGTGTATACCAAGAAAAGAAATCGTGAAGCATATTCTTGCTAATCCAAATGATTTCGATAAAGACTATGTGAACATGCTTCTTAAGTACACTAAAGATAAGATCGAGAACATCGATGATTATCGATTAGGAATAAGAGGAAAAGAGCATATGGTTGGCTAACCTATCCATTTTGTTAGCTTTCCTAACATAGGTTTTAAAGCTTTCTTAACTTCCTCATCTGGTTCAATCTTAAATTCCTCGATAAATTCCATTGTCATTTCCATACAATGAATTAAGTTTCCTACTTTTTCGGCAGCCATAAAGTACTTCATTGCTTCATATTCGTCCATTATCACCTTTTTCTTGTCAAATAAATTTATCTTTGGTTATACCTAAAACAAGGAATAACTTCTATGTTATCCCAGGCGCAACCGAGAAGTCGCCAATCTCAAAAGGAAAGTACATGCAAGAAGCAGAACAGACCCAAGCACCTGAAGTGGTCGATCAGGCTGTACAAACGCATGAGAAGTCTCCGCAAGAAAGTTTTGCAGAGCTTCGAAAAGCTAAAGAAGATCTCGAAAGACAACTTTGGCAAGCTCAGAAAGAAAGAGAAATGTACGAAAAGCAAATGCAGATGCAAGCGCAGCATCAGCAACCGCAGGTACAAGAAGATGATTTCGATTTTAGGCAGCTAGATCAAGAAGATTTCCCAGACGGGAAAAAGCTTTTCAAAGCTTTTAATCAGGTAAATAAAAAACTATCTGCTTATGAGCAAAATCTAGCTCAGAAAGATCAAGAGATCATGATTCTTAAAACAACTTCTGAGTTTCCAGATTTTAAAGAGGTCGTCACAGCTGAAAATATTGAAAAATATATCAAAAGTGACGAGGATAACCGAGAAGCTGTCGAGAAAGCTGCTAACCCTTTGAGAAAGGTGTACAATCTTATAAAGAAAGATGCGCGCTATCAAGCTGATAAGGCTAAAACTGCGTCGCCAGCGCCCATTTCTCAAGAACAAAAGCGTGTTAATGACAAAGAGAATATGCCAAAGCATGGGAGTATTGGGGTGCGTTCTGAAGCTGTACAAACAGCCGCAAGAATGTCTAATTCTACTATGACTAAAGATCAGCGCAATGCTCTTTGGAAAGAAACACTCGCAGCCGCTCGCAAATGATCCTCGTCTTAACAGGAGTTAAGACATGGGCCCAACAACAACAAGTATTCTGCCTCCTGCTGTACAACAGCAATTGAGCATGAAGCTTCTTGCTCGTCCTATGCCTGACCTGATCCATACTACGATGGGATATCCTATTACAATGGATCAACAGGCTGGAGACATTCTACGTAGACGTAGATACAAAAACTTGGCTACAGCACCTATCCCTCTTGGGAATGGTATTGTAAATCCAGCAGCACAGCAGTTGACAGCCTTAGACATTGATGCACGCATCGATTGGTATGGAACTTATTTGATCCTTCAAGAACAAGTAATGCTGATCAATGAAGATCCAGTTTTAAATTCTGCGGTCTCTGTGCTTGGTCAATCCCTTCGTGAAACAGAGGATCAATTGGCTCGTTCTATGATGGAAGGTGGCGCTCCTCCAATCAATTGTACTGGTGGTACAAATGGAGACAATCCCACGAATATCACACCTCTAGATTGCTCAAAAGCCGTACGATTATTACGTACAGCTAACGCGCAATTTATTATGGATATGATTGAAGGTGAATTGAAATTTGGTACAGCTCCAGTAAGAACGGCTTTTTTTGGTTTAGGCCACACTAATCTTAGTGCAGATCTTGATCAAATGCTTGGATTTATCAATGTAGCTAACTACGCTAATAATTCCAATTTGCTTCAAGCGGAATGGGGTGCTATTCGAAATATTCGATTCCTCCTGTCTTCAGTAGGTTCGATTACTCCTAATGCCTCTGCTAATCTTGCAGACGTGTATAATATCTTCTTGCCTGGTCAAGAAAGTTATGACATGGTGGATCTTGATGGATATTCAGCACAGTTTATCTATGCACCGCCTCAAATTGCATCTCCTCAATTGCGTTTGTATCAAACAGCTGGTTGGAAGATGGCACAAGTATTCAATATTACGAATACTTCATGGATCGTAAACCTACGCTGCACTCTTGCAGTAGCACTATAACGAGGAGATTATTATGACTTGTCAAATCGTTACAGGAACGTTTAAAAACGTAGCTTCTACACCATTTTTTCAGGCATTGCCGTTTGTCCCTAATTTCTTTTCAGTAAGAAACTTAACAAGATCAGGTGTGACAGCACTTGGTGTTTCAGGAAGTTTAACATCTGATAGAATCATAGAGGCATATTACAATCCTGCTTATATGACATCAGGAACAGCTTTAATTAAGCAACAGGGAACTGTCGCGGGTATTTTAGCTCCTATAAACAATGGTATCTGTGCCATCAATGGATTTACTCTAATTAATCCAGCTACTCAAGCTAATGGACCAAATATCGTTATCAATAGCTTTACACCGGGAACCACAACAGTATTTGTTACGAATACTGCTCATGGATTCCAAGTTGGTGATGTTGTTAGAATTGGTAACATGACTTCAGCTAAGCAGCTTGGTGGAATTACCATGACTGTTACAGCTGTTGGATCAACGACCCAATTTACTACTTTGCTAGATAGCTCTAATGCTCTTACAAGTGTTGGAACAGTCTACAAAGTAAGATCTGGTAGTGTTTCGAGCCGATCGCTTTATTACCCTCAAGAAAGAGCAATTGCCGCGATTACTCTAGCTAATCCAATGGTTGTGACAACCCTTGTACAGCAAAATTATCAAGTTGGTGATGTGGTGAGATTCCAAATTCCAACAGTATTTGGAATGCAGCAAATTAATTCGTCAACAAACGGTCTTCCTTTAGAGTTTACCGTCGTTGCCATAAATAATGCTGTAGGAACACAAACAGTAAGCTTGAATGTTGATAGTTCAGCATTTACAGCATTTGCATGGCCAGCTGTGGCAAGTTATCCATATGGATTACCTGAAATGATTCCGCAAGGAGAAGGTAATTTAAATAACTTGTCTGCATTTGGCGTAAGCCCTTCACCGCTTCCATATGCAAACCAAGATATATTGGGTTTTGCAACACAAAATCTAGCTTCGGCAGGTGTATTGATTGGAGCAGGCGATGGCACGAACAGCGCAACTACAGGTGGGATTATCGGTTCAACTGTTGATGCTTGGGAGTGGACTGCGACTTTAGTGAACCAAACATTTTAGATAATAAGAAAGGAGGAGGGTATTTATCTCCTCCTTTTATGAGGTAAAATGGGTAGACCAAAAAAAAATAATCCTTTACAAATAAAAGAAAATAACGAGGTGATAATGACTAAGCAACAACTCGAACTGCCGACGATGGAAAATCTAGAAACTATTGAAACTGAAATCGATAAAGCACGATTAGAACTTGAAAAGACAAAAAAAGAAATTGAAGAACAAAAACAAACGCTTAAAAACTTATCTTCACGTGAACATGATGCTAAAGAAATGGCAATTGTTGAGAAGCAGTTAGCAACTCAAGGTGATAGATCAGGATTAAAAGCTAAGATTGAACAGCAAAAAGCTTATGACAACCAAAAAGTGACAGGCAAATTCATTAATCGTCGTGCGCCTGGCCAAATGGCAAAACTTGCTTATATCAAGTATGAAGATGATCCTGTAAAATGGTATGAGCTCTACGATGGTCAAACATATACAATTCCTAGAGGATTCGCCGATCAGATTAATGAGCATTATTATACACCTCATTTCATTAAAAACGAAGGTGTTCAAATGGATGGGGAATCGGGGATTGCAGCAGTAGATACATCGAACAAAAAATATGCCTTTGTACCATCAGGTTTCTAATGACAAGCGTTATTTATTATCCAGGATATAGCCAACAGCAGGTTTCAGAGAACCTTATCGTTCAAGAGATTTCATCTATCACACAAGCTTATCCTGCGGTTTTAACCACTATGAATGATCACAATTATGTTGCTGGAATGCAGGTGACATTTTTGATTCCTCCTTCTTTTGGAATGGTTCAACTCAATGATCAAAATATTCAAGTTTTATCTGTTACAAATAATACTTTAAGCCTTAATGTAGATACGACGAG